CGATCATGCGTCCCTCCCGTAACGACATCCATGGGGGCGGTAGAGAAAAGCGCAAGCGCTGTATGTCCGTTATCGGGCGTCCGGAATGTCGCATTTTGGTGTCAGACGCGAGCAAGATGGCCGTACAATGAATCAAGCAACCGCTGGCGGTCAGCCGGCGTAGCACCGAGCAATTCTCGTTTAGGATAAGTCACAGCTTTAGAACGGAGCGAGGGCTTGTCGCGTAGCCCGTGCTGGTGGACGTCGGCAATCTGGGAAATCTTGCCGGAAAAGCCGACCCAGAAGCCCTGATCGTCCGTTCCCGTCTTCAGGAACCGCGACGTCGCCAGGCGGCGGAACATCGCCCGCCGGCGCAGGCCGCCCCGGCGGCGCAGGCGGCTACCGCCGGCGCTGCGGTGCTCCTCTGGCACGGGAAGCCATTTTACGATTTTGTCGAACTCGAATGAGCGGATGGCCCCGGCCTCGATGTCGAAGCCAGTCATCTTGCGCCCGGTTCCCCAGGTGAAGCTCTTCATGATGACGCGGCGCGGTTCACCGCCTCCACCCGAAGGGTAGAGGAAGCAGGCGGTACCCCGGCCCGTGACTGGTTGGGCCTTGGGCTTTCGTGCCGCGAACGCGGAGCCGTCAGGCTGTCGCTGTGCGGTGATACGCTGGCGCTGGCTGATCACAAGGTCGCGGGCCATTTTGCGCATGAGGATCCGGCGCTGGCCGGGCGACACGCCGCGCAGCAGTGCTCCAGCAAGTCGCTCCACTTCGGCAAGACCGTCCGTCATGCGCCGCTCTCGATCGTCAAAAGTTCGTCGCCGGCGAAAGCCTCGCTGAAGCTGGCGGCCACCCCGGCGAACGCGTCCGTGAAATCAGGCTCTTCCGGGTGGGCGGTATCATAGCCGCTGCCATCGGCACGCGGGGTGACGATGACGTTTTCGGTAAGGTCGATGGAGATCTCGATGTCCGACGTTTCGCTGTCGAGCAGTTCGGCTTCGAAGGCGAAGGGCAGGCTATCGGACTTGCGTAGCAGCTGCGGCTGCTCCTTCTCGATCCACGCCAGCACGGGGATGAAAAGGGTGTCCGCATCGCCGGCAAAATCCATGACCAGCGCTTTCAGCGTGTACTGGTAGACGAACGACAAGGTGCGCGACTGGCGCGCGGCAACCTGTCCGCTTTCGAGGTAGATCTGCAGGCGGTCGGGATGCATCTTGAATTCGGGGACACAGGCCGTGAGCCAGCGCCGTAGACTATCGGCCTTGCGCATCTTCGGTCCCCATTGCCAGGCGCACCTCGGCCTGCAGTTCGACGAAGGCCGCGCGGATCTGCCCGGCAACGTCGTAGAGCGCGGTCAAGCTGGGCAGTGCCTCGGCGCCGGACATCTCGCCGGCGCTATTGCGCTGGACCGGGGGCAGTTTCGGAGGCGGTGCCAGCAAGTTCGCGGACACCTTCGCCGTTGGCGATCGATGCGGCACGGTCGAGCAAGCCGACACCATCAGCATCGACGCACACATTGCGATAGACCTGGCGCTCGATGATCCTCTGCGATTCATGGTAGATTTCCCTGACGTTGGCCTGGCGCTGGTACTCGGCCGACTGGTGGGCCTGTGCAGAGCTATCGATCTGGCCCTGAAGCTTGGTGCGCTCGGCCTCGGCCGCGTCGTCCGCGCGCTTCTGCGCAGCCTGCTCCTGCGCCGTGCCGATGCGGGTGCCGTAGGCGAAGCCGCCGATGCCGGCGACGCATGCCGCCAGAGCGCCGGCGAGAGCGAGATGCGAGAAGCTGATCATGCGGCCGGGCGCCCGCACTTGCGGCGATCGACGTTGCCGATGCGGTGCGCGACCCAGCCCTTATGGAATGCCTTCAGGCTCGGGTTCACCCGGACGAGGCGGTCATATTCGGCGCGCTGCTTCGCATCGAGGCGGTCGAGCATCCGGCCGCACAGCTTCACCGCGCCCGCGTCCTTCTGGCACGCGGAATAAGCGGCAATCGTCCTGGCGCCGATCTGTCCGTCTACCGCGATCCGCGTGTCGCACAGGGCATTGATGCCGTCCTGAAACCAGCGCGAGGGCCGGGATGGCCCCATGTTGACCGTAGTGTCGAACAGTTCCTCGGTAACCGCGGCATCGATCGAGATCAGCGGCGCGAGACCCGGCGCGACCAGATAGCGGTCGTAATAGATGCTCTCCGCGACTTCACGCGGCAGCGTGCGCATGGGGCCGGTGTAGCCGTTCTCCCGCGCGACCTGCACGGTGATCCCCATGTTGGTTTCACCGCCGGGATCGGCCTTGTGGTTCACGTAGCCGCCTTCGAGCGCGATGGCCGCGCCGATGATGGTCAGGGCGGCGGCGCCGATCTGGCGCGACTTGCTCTTAACGGTGGTCAGGATGGGCATGGGTTAGCCTTTCTTCGGCAGGAACCGATCGGCGATGCGGCCGGGGATGGAGACGAGGGTCTCGATCGCGGCCTTGACGACGCGCGGGGTGGCATCGAACGCGAGGAGGGCGATGCCGAAGGCGATCGACTGCGCGACGAAGCCGTTCCAGTCGGTGATGGCGACGATCGCGAGCGTGGCGTAGTAGCTGACGGTCGAGCCGACGACCCACTGGAGCATCCGGTCGCGCCAGGACATCGCCGGCTTCCATGCCTGGGCAACGGCCGAGCCGATCAGCGACGGGGTCAATGAGCCGACCAGTTCGGCGCAGTGCTCGGAAGCGAAGTGGAAGATGGTGCGCAGGTCCATGGATCAGCTCCAAAGTTGGATGAGCGGGAGCACGCGGGCGGCGCTGCCGTTGGGCTCGGCGGTGGTAGGGACGATGACCGCAGTGCCGAGCGGGAGAATGGTGCCGAGATCGGCGAGGCCGGGATTGGCATCGAGCACGCGCGCGAGGTCGGATGGGCCAAGACCGGCATCACGCCAGAGCAGCAGCGACAGCTTGTCCCCCTGCTTTGCCGTCAGGGTCTGGGCCGCCGCCATCAGATGAGTTCCACAATGGTGCGCGAGCGGCCGGTGATGTCCCGAACGGCATGCTGCGCATCGCGGCGCAAGTCATCGACCGAAGGCGTGAGTTCGTCCGCCTGGGTGCCTCCGGCCGAGGTGGTGTCGAAGTCGCGGTGCCGCTCGATCAGTTCGGCTTTGGCGTAAAGGCCGACAGCGCGCTGGTAGCGGATCAGCTGCACGCTCGTGCCGTCCAGCTGCGGCGCAGGGACAGCAGCGAGCGTCTCGTGACCGGCGGCGCGGCAAGTCGCGGCAAAAGCGCGCAGGTCCGGTTCCACCCGCATGACCGCGCCGAGGATCGCGGCACGCAGGCGCGCGGTCGTGATGCTTGTGGGGACTCGCGCGGTTTCCCGCACGGCGCCGGGCACGATGTCGGGGAAGAAGCCGTCGTTGGCGATCGGCGTCTCAGCCGCAGGCGGCTGCTCGACCTCTGCGGCGTCGGGACGGGAGACGAAAGACATCGGGGCAGCCTCAGGTTCGCGCCGGCACGCCGGCTAACAGGGGTGAGGATCGGGGAGATTGCGGCCCTACGGCCCGAAGGCCTCCCGCATCGCGCGATCCGCCCCTGAGCGCCGGGGGCGAGCTTGTCAGGCGGTCGGACCGCCCTGTTCGTTGATGGGGTCGGGTGCGGGCGGCGTGACGGCGGCCAGCAGCTTTTCGGCGCGCTTGACGCGGTCTTTGACGCCGACGCGGTCGTGGAGGCGCTGGGCTTCGCGAAGGTTGGAAAGGGTGCTTTCGAGAACGATGCGGCTGTCTTCCGCAGGCATGTCCTCGGCCTTGCGCAGCTGTTCGATGCCAATGGCCTTCAGCAGTTTGGCGCGCACTTCATCGTGGATGTCGCAGCCGGCAGTGAGATTGTCCGCAGTGTCGAGCACGGCCGGATCGAACGGCTCGCCGGCGTTTTGTGCCTTGGCAGCAGCGTCTGCGATCAGTTCAACCACGATGGTCGGCACGTCGCGGGCATAGCGCTTCGGCATTTCGACGCGGTGGCGCAGCAGGAACTCAGCGACATCGAGCGCGGCCATATAGGCGCCCGTGTCGAGCAGCCACACCATGTAGGTGGGCACCACGTCACCGGCCACGCCGGTGCCGACGCCGGCATCGGCGGCCAGGACGCCTTCGACCCACGACAGGTATTCGGGCAGCATCTCGCGCTTGGCTTCGATCTTGCGGTCGATCGAGCGGATT